GGCCCTCGACCTGCGTGCCGTCCATGACATGCTCGCCGCGCTCGACAAGCTGGAAAGTTCCCGTGTAGCGCTTGACGATGCCAGTGCGCGGCGTTGTCTCGATGGTGATGCAAACGGGTTCCATCGTCTTGCCGTGGTGCTTTGCGTGAATAGAGCCGTCGCCGCCAATGGTAACGGCGTCAGCGCCCCACATGAGTTTTGCGACGTCGCTGTTGCATTGAATCGGAGTAAACGATACGGATTCGGTGTATTCAGTAACGGCGCTAACAACGACGCTTCGGCCTTCCCATGCACGCAAGTCCTCGGTGCTGGAAGATTCCGAAATCGTCACGCCAGCGTCGGACGTGAATCCGAGCAATACCCAAGTTCCGCTCAAGTTAGTGGTCGCGTCGGTCGGTAGCGTGGTTCCCTTCGGTGCGACGAAGATTGCACCCGTCACATCAGCGGAACCGATGCCGACCTGCGAAGCAGACATAGTTGCCATGTGGCAACCTCCTTTATTCGATTATCGATGTGCAGTTAAAAACGATTTGATAACGTGGCATCCCCGTGGAGTCATCCCAGAACGCATACGGCCCTGTGTCCACGAACGCGCTCATGACACCATACGGACGCGAATGCAATATGATTTCGTTGCGTATCGCGGTTGCTGCCGCTTCCGCTTCCGCTTCGGTTGCCGCCCACGTCTGCACGGCTATCTGCGGCCTGTCCACCACATCCTCGACGCCGCCGCCTGTGCGCTCGACCGTCACGAACGGCGGTTCTGCTTGCTTGGCGGGATAGGTGGACGCGGTGTAACCGAGCGAGGTCAGCCACGTGACGAACTGCTCTGTAACGCTGTATGCCATGGCTTATCCCTTCGCTTTCAATAGCGTGTTGTGCTTTAGGTTGTCTTTCTGGGCTGCATAGTTGCCCGTGTAAACGATGCCGACAAGCCCAGAGCTGCCGCGCTTCGCGGGTTTCGATTGGTAGACGGGTTCCTTGCCGCCGATAATCGTGCCGCTGCGCCCGTTCCACTTGCCGCCCGTCCGTCCTGGATGATGCGGCTCGCCGACGTCCACCCATGCGCCGCTCTTTTCGGTAGCCATACCGTTTGCACGTGACGCGATCGACGCGCTCATGGAGTTAATGGCGCTGCGTACTTCCGGCGAACTGTTCATGACGTTCTCCAACGCCTGCTGCGATATGTCCACCTTCATCGTTACGTTAGCCATCTGCACGCTCCACTTCTACGGGCATATGCCAAGCTGTCGGCGTGTTGGCGTCGATGTATTGACCAGGTGCGCCCACGACGCGGTAAGTCCCAGCCCATGGGTCGGGCAGCGTGATTAGACAGCCTTCGAGCGAACCGCTGAACGTCTTTGGAAAATGCAGCGTGTAGGCTACCGTCACGCCTTCGGGCCGTGCCGCTTCCATGTCGGAAGTCATGCCAGGCGAAACGAGAACATTATCGACGGTGGACTCGGCAAACGTGTAAACCGCGTTCCCGAACCTGTCAACGCTTTCTGTGGTCGGCGTCTTGACCGTGACGGACACGCCTTTAATCATCGTGGTCACCCGCCATCATGGGGCGAATCGAGCGGATATAGCCAGACGTGATGCCGAGCATACGCTTTTCGGCCTTCGTGATGTACATATCGCCCGATGGGTTTGCATACGTCCACGATTGAGTGTACGGGCCAGCCGTCATGCTCATGTTCGACGCGCCGTAGCTGTCCACTTCGGTTGCGCTCATGGCGCGAATTACCATGTTGCAACAGACCATGTTAAGCCGCCGAAGCTGCGCAGAATCCGCCACGTCAATGTCCACGAGCGCTTCGAGCATCGCGGAAGCATCATCGAGCAGCACTTCTGCACGCTGCTGCTCAGTCTGCGACAGGGAATGCCACCGCGCTTCGAGGTCTGATACTTCCGCTAATGCCATTACTGCTCCTTTTTCGCCGTGCGCTTGCGCGTCTGGCGCTTCGGTTTTTCGGGTTGTTCTGGGAGATACGGCGTGAAACCGCGAGACGTGAGCCGCCTGATCGCGTCCTCGTCCTCAGTTTCGACAATGCCGCGTGTGATGGGTTCGACTAGCTTCATGGCTTACGATTCGCCCGTGACGCCAGTGGCGGTGCCAGTCAGCTTCACAAATGCATCGCTGTTGAAGCAACCAAACGCAAGTTCGGCTTCGACGCGGATTGCGAAGCAGTTGCGCTGCCACAGATGAACGTCACGAGTGCCGTCGTTAACGGTGGCTTCCTCGGAGATGGAGAACGAAATATCGTTGACCATGCCCCAAACGGCCTGCGCCCAATCGCCAGCAAAGCCGAGGACGTCGCTCGCGATGCCCTGCTTGTAGGCACGGCGAGTACGGACAACAGGCGAACCGAGCAGCGAGCCGATGGCGCGAGTGTCGGTGGCGTTCGGAATGAAGATGGGACGGCCCGACGTGTCGGTAGCTCCGAGGAGAACGGCGTCGGCCTTCGGGGAGATTGCCCAGCCCGTCAGCTCTGCATCGGTCGAAGCAATGGTGGACAGAACCGTAACAAGGTTGCCGTAAACAGTCTTGCCGCCCGTAGTGTCCTCGATATTAACGGCGGTGGAGTTGGTCAGAACGTCAAAGCCCGTGCCAGGTGCGACGCCTGCGAAAACGGTTTCATCGAACTTCTTGCCGATGGAATTCGGCAGACGGCGTGCCAGCTCGTTATAAACGGCGGGAAGGTCACGACGGAACTCGTTAGAGAAAATCTCGATAACTGCCAGCTTGTACGGCGTGAGAACCTTGCCGTCGAGAGATGCTTCTGAGACGGCTTTCTCGGTGGACTCGGCAACCCATGCAGCGGTTGCGTCGGCGGTAATCATCGGAATCGTGACGCCCGTGCCAGGAAGTTCAACGCGGCGAGCAAGACGCATGATTGCAGACTCTTCGAGGGCCTTCGCCCAAATCTCGTTGCTGATTTCCTTGGGCAGAATCTTCGAAACGTTGGAAGAACCGCGGTTGAGGTCAATCGGAGTAGTGGACAGAGCCATTTTTTCACATCCTTTTCAGTTGGTTATTTGAAAAATTCCTGCGCGTATTCGGCGAACAGCTGCCCGTTGTCCTTGGGCTTGTCGTTACCTCGGATGATTCGAGAGCCGCCGAGCGCTGTCGGTGCGCTTGCAACGTGGGTTGCCTGCGCGTAGGTCTTGGCGAAGTCGGTCATGGCTTCTTCGTCTTGGCAGTACATGAGCATTTCGAACGGCACGCCGCTTTCAGATGCAAGCCGCGTGGCGGCGTCCACCTTTGCCTGCTGCGCCTTGAGCTGTTGCAATTCAGCTTCGGCGGCTTCGGCGCGTGCGTTCGCTTTTTCCTGCTCGGTCATCTGCGCCGCCTTGAGCTTTTCCAGTTCGTCGGCTGCGGATTGGTTGGCTTTCGCCTTCTTCTCCCAATCGCGTGAGTGAGTGCGCATTTCCTCGTATTTGGCTTTCCAGTCGGTGCCTTCGGCCTGTTCTGGTTCTTGCGCGGTCATGTTCTCGTCTGCCATGACTCTCCAATCCGCCCTTTTCGGGCATAAAAAAAGCCGCTATTGCAGCGGCGTCCAACAAAAAAGCCGCCCTTTTCGGACGGCTAGAAAACGGCGTATGGTGCCGTTATTCCCTAAACGTATTCGATACGGCGCATTAAGTGACCGCATGAGACGCGAGTATCGACGTAAACGGGTATGCACTCGTTATGCATCGTCTCGCAAAAGTACAAGTCCTCGGAGAGCAACCCACGGTTATCGTCTGGATAATTAACCCAATCAAACCACGGGTAAGGTGCTTCGTTAAACACTCTCGTGTTAATGAGAATGCAACCCATGCCGCCGCCGTGAATCTCGTGCAGGTATTCGCCGCGATCTCGTAACGCTCGCAGTTCATCGCCTGTCATTTGTGATTCGGCGGGATAGCCAAAGAAGCGTTTGCCGTCATCGTCTGCCATCTTGCAAACGTTCGTTTTTGGCGTGGTGGCGTTGGTGCCTTTTGAACGGTGCATGTAATAACCCATGCAAACGTCCACGCCATGTTCGTAAAGGTGGACAAACGCGCTGCCCGGTGGCGTCGTGTCGCTGTCCACCATCATCACGTAATCGGCGTTCAGAGCCATTGCGCGGTCTGCAATATTGTTGCGAGCAGACGCTGTGTCGTAGCCGCGCACAAACTCAAAGATAAACTCGTGTTCTGGCGGCTTCTCCATGTCCCACAACGCTTTGAACGTGTCAGGCGTGATTGTTTCGAACGTCGGTACTGCAATCAAGATTCTAGCCATGCAATACCTCGATTTCGCTCCACGGCTTGTCACGGTACAACTTGAGGTATTCGCGCCGTGGCAAGTTCGGGTTCGTCTGCCAGTCCATATACCCAACGTAGTGGACGATGGCGGGATTGTCGGTATATCCGCAAGCCCTGTTCTCGTTGTAGCGAACTGGCAAGCCACCAATGCGCTGATACATGGTGCCGTAGTAGTTCAAAGCGTCCTGTTCGACGCAATGACAGCGCACGGTATTGATGAAGCTGACTAGCTGCTCCTGCGCGTTGTCTTGCCGCATCTGTGCCAGGTTGAACACGCACACCCCGACGTTGTAATAAGAATCGGCGTGATACGGGTTATAACCGCTCAACGTTTCCTCGCAAGCGGCGAACCATAGCTTGTCCATGTCGAGTTCCCATAGCTCATCCACGTTGTCCACGCATACCGTGTCAACGTCGAGTTGAACAATGTAGTCAACGTCTGGGAACAGCTCTGGATAGCACACGCGAACCAACGCGAACCTCGTGAAGTGCGTATCAGCATTGACGCACTTGGCATGGAATACGCGATTTGCGTACTCGTCAACGTTGTGCGTCTTGATGTAGTCCGGCAGATCGTATGGAAACTCGTCATCTTGAATCAAGAAGTGAATCACATCGACTGAGCTTTTCGCATAGAGCGACTTGGCCGCCCATACCATTTGCTCGTATAAGTTCCTTGTGCCAGAGTAGACAGCATGTTTCATTTAAGCCCCTTGTTTTGGTAGCGCATCACGATTAGCGTTTCGTTGTAGCTCGTCCACGGCGTTTCTTTGTAATCCTCGCCGCGCTCTCGTGCTTCTTTGGCTCGTTCTTCCTCGACCATCTTGTGACGCTCCT